CCTCTTTCGAGGGCGGCAGTGTCTAAATGGCACAGCCTATAATTCCGTAATGAAGGAGGTAATTGTATGGGATACGTGAATGAATCATCACGTGCACCAGACGCTCTGTTCCAATGTGGAACTTGGAGCGCCAGCGGATATACACCCACATGGGTGGATTTTCGCTTGCCAACTACCTCAAAAACGCAATACGGCTATCGCTCTGGTCCCCTCTCACAAGAGGAGAAGAATGCTCTTCGTAGGAAAGCCTACCATAGCAATCGTGCTAGGCAAGGCGATCTTATTGGAGCACTCGAAGCGATAGAACGAGCTGATCGTGGTGGTATAAATCCGTGGATGGTAAACAACCGCGATTATACTGAGATCAGCTGCACGCCTACTGCCATCGGATTTTCATCCGAAGATAAGCAAGGTTCCGTTTGGAACTATACTCACAGTAGGGGCGCGATGGGCATAACTGGTATTGCTACTAGTTCTTTTCCCACCGAGCCTTCTGTTGCTGATGCCCAAAATTGGGCGTCTCACCAGTTACGTGCTATGCGTCCGACAAAGCCCGACTTCCGCTTGGCTAGATTCTTCGGAGAACTCCGCGACGCGAACAAGATGTTCCGTCCGGACAGTTACTTCTTAGAATTCTTTTCAAGCACTCGTAGAACTCTTAAGGATGCAAAGTACATTGATGGTAGCAGGTATAAAAAGCCTGTTAACACAATTGACTTCGTTCCTGAAGCTCTAGGAGCTGGAGGAAGTGCTTCTCTTAATTATCAATTTGCCGTACTTCCTACGGCTAGTGACATTAAGAGGGGTGCAGAGGCTGTTATACAATCTAATAAGATTGTAAAACAGTATCTCCGGGATATGAATGCCTATGTACGAAGGTCGGGTTCTCGAATCATCGACTCGAAGACCTTTTCCGGAAATCAAGGATGGACTACTATTAGCCCATTCAATACCACGTCAGCTGTTGCTGGTATGGTAATGTCCGGTATACCTGGTACTAATTCCGCCAATCAATATAAAGGTGGAATGGAGGCTTATCTTAACGTACGACTCGAACAACGAGTCTTCAGTACGTATAGGTATGCTCCTGAAAATGCGGAGCACCTCCTAGGCATTTGGGATTCATATGTCGGTAAGGCCCAAAAGGTCTTAGGTCTTAAACTAGACCTTCAGACTACTTGGGACCTTATTCCCTTCTCCTGGATGATCGATTGGTTCGTGGATATCGGTGGCATGCTGGGTTACCAGCAAGATGTCGCCGATTACAAGCTCGTTTCAAAACGAGCTGGTTATGTCCTCGAATACTCCGGTCATGGATATCTCGGCCTGCGTGAAGCAGGTCCTGCAGATGTCACTACACGTTACAAGACTAATCGCGGCGATGGCTTTGCCACTGTCGTTTATAAGTCTCAGAAGCGTAGGTCAGGAAATCCTTACGGAATGACACCAGACTGGAGCTTAAATAGCTTCCAGTGGGGTATATTAGCAAGCTTAGGCATGGCCTGGCTTCCTAACGTCCCCGTTTTCCGACGTGGATAACGGGTTATCCCAAACTATGCAGGATAGTCCTGCATACGCACTCATGTGCAACTCACGCACGCCGAGAGGCGTTCGAAAGGAGTCATTATGTACGCAGATCCTCAATCGGTTACGATTAACGCTGTTCCTGTTTCGCTTCCGCGGACCGGAGCTTCCCTCACTGAGGGATCCTTCCTTTCCGCAGACTCGACCACGAACCTCGGCGTTACGCACCGAAAGACGAACCGAGGTCGTGTTCAGCACCGTGTTGGCCTGCGCAAGGACGTAATTGTCCCTTCGCTTTTCAACCCTGCACAGAACACCCCTCAGTCGTATTCGGTGGCCATCGTTATAGATGCGCCAACCGTTGGCATCGCAAGCGTCGATATCGCTTACCTCTCCCGGGCACTTGTTGCCTGGGCGACGAACGCGAATCTCGACAAGCTTGTTGCTGCTGAGATCTAGATTTTTCTGGGTCTTGGATGTGTGTCCATAGCCATGATAGCGACCCCCTTATATTAGGAGGCACTATGAAAAGCATGGACAGGCTCGCCGTTGCGATTCTTAAAGACATCGGACGGCAGTACCATGTCGACACTTCTAAAGATGAGCTTACGCTCCTCTCTAGGATTCGGGAAGAGGGTCAATCGTTTATCACGATTACCCTCCCATCTTTCGAAAAGGACCTCATGAGGTCACTCGATGATGGACATATATCCCCTACTTTCTTCCAAGGTTTTCGGAGGAAAGCTGGTCTCCCTGTATTTTTACAAGGTTTCCTTAGGATGTTGTTTCCCGACGGCACTGTTAGTACCACGGCTGATCCGGCCCTCATCAGGTCGGTCAGGCAATTTCTCCTCGCCTTCAAGAAGGTAGAGAGAGATTGTACTGAGGAGCGCGTTCTTGCTGCGTTCCATCAATACCATGATACTGATTCCTCCATACCGCAACTTTCCGCCAAAGAGGCTGAGACTCTAACGAGTTATTCAATCAAATTGTTTGGAAGGTATTTCACTGAGGTTGAGGCACAGCTCATTCTTGAGCTTAATCCTCGCCACAGTGGCGGTGCCCTAGCTACGAGAGAAACCTTTAACGGTCGCTTCTCGAGCGTTAGGTGGTCAGAGAAGATCCAGAAAGTATTCCCAGATTGGGACTACTTCTACCTGAATCCTCATCATATGCTCGATGTAGAAACCGAGCTTGACCAGGAGGGCTGTGAGCCCCCAGTAAGGGTTATCACAGTTCCGAAAACACAGAAGACACCTCGCATTATAGCTATGGAACCTGTCTACAATCAATTTGTACAACAGGGTATCTTTAGCTGTATGTCTGATGTTCTGAATTCCCCTCAATTCCGCCCTTTATGGGAGGTAATGTGTTGGGAAGATCAGAGCATGAATAGAAACCTCGCAAGAATGGGGTCCAGAAATGGTTCTGTAGCCACTCTGGATCTTAGCGAAGCTTCTGATCGTGTCTCACTGCAACATATAGAAGCAATTCTTAAGCCCTGGCCTACTCTTTTGAGTATGGTCATGTGCTGCCGTTCGGCAGTTGCTGTTACTCCTTTAGGAGAACAGCGCCTTAGGAAATTTGCTTCTATGGGCAGTTCCCTTTGCTTTCCGTTCGAGACTATACTTTTCAGTATTCTCTCTTACATTGGCATGGAACGTGCTTTCGGCAGTGCTATCTCCATCAAGTCTATTTCGCCTTGGTGGAGGGTCTACGGTGACGATATTATAGTCCCCGTAGACTCGACATCCTCTGTAATCAATACCCTAGAGTCTTATGGACTTAAGGTCAATACCAACAAGAGCTTCTGGAAAGGTTCTTTCCGGGAGTCATGCGGTATGGACTGTTGGAGAGGTGTGAACGTTTCCGTTCACAAACTCTCCGCAGATATTGATCAGAGCATCACGCCGATTGAAGATCTAGAGAGCATCGTCAGTTTCAGAAATTTCCTTTATGAGGAATACTGTTACGACGAGGCGGTACGCGTTCTTGACGGGATAATACTCCGTTGTAGATACGTGCCTACCACGCCCTCTCGACCTTTGACCGGAATCTCACTTCTAGGAGAAAAGGGTTTACAGAAGTTCCATAAGGATCTTCATAAACCTGTCTGGAAGGTACTGCGACTTCGTCGCGTTGCCCGACCAGACCCCCTAGATGGGTGGGGTGCGCTTAGGAAGTTCTTTCTTAATGAGGGTACAGACCCTCTTTCGAAAGATCACCTTACGCGTGACGGACGTAGCCAATGCGTCGGTACATCCATTGGCTGGAGTGGGCTTCACGTCTGATTGACGTGAAGTTCCACCGTGGG